ACAATAGAAAATACACCATTCATGAAATACAAAGAATCCGTAAAAGAAAAATATAGAATGTTGATTCATGTGTTAAAAGAATTATACAATACTGCAATGGAAATACCGGATGCAGAAAAAGTAAGGACAACTATTTTGAACGATTTTCATATTGATAATAATATACACTTAAAACATCCGGAGTTTGTTATGGATTATTTCTTTTATCATATTTACAACCATGTTCATATTACAGAACATTACAAAGAAGTATTAAATATGTTGAAAGTATTTGAATATTTGTATTACAAAGTAATCAACCATATAAATGAACTAGAGTTTGATGCAGAATCTATAAAACCAATAGTTGAAAAATATTAGTGCAGTATATATGACAACATCTCATTACCCAGAGAATTGTATAATAACTGATTTATTATACAAACACCTACGCTTGTTCTGAGGTCCGGCGTTCTCACAAAAGAACAAGCGAAAACATTATGGACTATGGATTATGGATAGGTACATTTGTTGTATCCGAATAAGCAACACAATTAACTGTTGTATTTTCCGGTGAGCTTGAATTATATATTGTTGAGTATGTTATATTTGAAAAATATGCATCCACATCATAATCTTGACTACCTGTATCAAGTTCAATTGATAGTAATATATTTATATCATAAATAATATTTGCAGGTGTATATAGATATATATCATTTAATTCTAAATTACCTATAAAAATATTTGCTGAAAATGGATTTTCTCCTGAGTTGGTAGTGTCTAAATACATAACCGATAGTTTATTTTCAGTTTCAGCATTTGTTGGATTATTGTATGTTATTGTTTGAACAACAGTATCATTATAATGAACTTGAAAAATAACTTGAGTAACTGTAAGTGTTACTGTATTTCTAGAAAAATCCAAATCATAGTCAGTAGCTGTATTATTTACACCAGAAACTATTATATTTACTGTTTCAGTTAATGAAAAAAACGTATAATCATTTTGTATCCCTTCTCTTACATAAATAGACATGACTGTTTTATCTTCAGTAGAAGATGTTTCAACGTCTGTATATGTAAATATATTCCATTGTTCTGTGTCGGTTTGTATAAATAAATTATAATTACGGTCAATATTATAATTATACAATGGCACTGACGTATCTAAGTATAAATATTCCACTGGACCTGGAATATCACTAGATGTTGTAGGAACCAATTGCCGATGTATATCACAAACCTTTCTATTTATAATGGAATTATTCGTTGCTGCAATATTTGCATTGTTTACTAAGTATGAAAACGCCTGTTTTTTTGTGGTTCCATTTTGTTTCGTATTTTGATTATTCGCATTATATTGCAATATTTCGGCTTTTCTACGCATATCTAATTGTTTCTGTGTAAATTTTGGATATGGATTTGATATTTCAAATCGTATTGGTACCATATGTGGTATTTTAGCTCGTCGTAATTGAGTAATTGCATTACACGTGGTGGCTTGATCCACGTCAGCAATATTCGTATTTATTGCAGTATTAACTACTGAAACGCTGGATGTTGTATTTATATCATTGACATATCGTATATGTATAATCATATCTGGATAGTTTGAAGTTGTATAAGTATAAATGGGTATATTTTCTAAAAGTATTGTAGTATTTTGTATTATTAACGTCATCAATAAATCAGGGCAATTTGTATTCAATAATACATTACCAAATATTGTATTGCCAATAGGATTTGTAATATTGCTATAAACGTTTATATACAAAAACGATGTGCAACCGGCGAATGCATTGCTATTTATTGTTTTAAGTTGTGATGGTAATAATAATGATATTATTTTAGAGCATCCTTGAAATGCGCTTTGACCAATAGATACGATTTTACTTGGAATTATTACATTTGATAAATTGATGCAATTTTTACATAAATTGTTTGAAATAACTGTAACTTGACTTGGAATCGTTAGTGAATTAATAGAACTACAATTTTCAAATGCGCTTTCACCAATAGACAAAACACTTCCAGGCAATGTAATATTCGTAACATGAATACAGTTTTTAAATGCACTTGCGTTTATACTAGTTACTCGTTGAGGAACTGTAATTGATGTTAATCCGCTACAATCTTGAAAAGCACTGTTTCCAATAGTCAATATACTATTTGGAATCGTTATATTTGTTATTCCATAACATCCTTGAAATACACTCGTTTGTAATATAGAAACGGTATTTGATATAGTTATAGATGTTGCTCCATAACACCCTTGAAACGCATTATTTCCTATAGAAATAACGTTATTTGGAATAGTAATCGATGTTATTTTATTACAACTTTCAAATGCATATGCACCTATTGTTGTTACCTTAGGTATATTTGGAAATAATGTCAAATTATAACAACCTTGAAATGTGTTTGGACTTATACTGGTTAAATTATCTATGTTTGGTATAGTAGTCAAATTAACACAATTTTTAAACCCACTATTTCCTATATATGTGACAGCATTTAGACTGGGGAATGAAAGAAACCCAATACATCCTTGAAATGCACTTTCTCCAATGATTTTGCAATTTGATGAAATCGAAACCGTAGATAAACTCATGCAATCTTGAAACACACTAGTATTTATTTCAGTAATACTATTACTAGGAATAGTAAGAGAACTGAACGATGCACACCCTTGAAATGCACTAGGTCCTATAAATGTTATACCAGATAAATCTGGTATAGGGTTTAATAAATAGCAATTTTGAAAGGCGCTTTGTCCAATGTAATTTATAGTAGATGGGATATTTATAGATGTTAAACTATTACACCCTTGAAATAGACTATTCGGTATAGATGTTATATTACTATTTATGGTCGCAGTTACCAATCCACTACAATCTTGAAATACGCCATTTCCAATAGATGTCACATTTGATGGTATTACAATACTAGTCAAACTATTACATCCCTGAAAACTACCTTCCTCTATTGTCGTTATATTACTTAGATTTGGTAAACTGGTCAGCTTGCTACAATTTTTGAAAGCATTCGCTTTTATTGTGGAAATACTATTTGAAATAGACACTGATAATAAACCAATGCATCCTTGAAATAAACTAGTAGGTATATATGTTATATTACTATTTACGTTTGCGGTTACCAATCCGCTACAATCTTGAAATACACTATTTCCAAGATATGTTATAGAACTAGGTAATATTAATGAAGTCAGTTTTACACATCCTTGAAATGCATTGTTCTCTATTGTAGAAACGCCGTTCAATTGAGGAATAGTTACTAGATTTACACATCCTTGAAATGCGTAGGATCCAATAAAGTTTACTGAAGTAGTAAAATATACTTGAAATAACGAAACACAGCCTTGACACATATTTGGACTAATGGATGTTATACTACTTGCTAAAAATATATATCTTAATGATGAACAGCCTACGAATGCACTATTTGATATAGAAGAAACACTTTGAGGAACAACCACCCCTAATATTTTTGTATTTCCAGAAAAATACGTGGTATTTATGGTTGGAGTCATGGTTTTTGCTCTATATCTGTATAATCCTCCACTGATATCATATGTATAATAATCAATACCACCAAATGATGTGTCATAGCCATAATTGTAAGCGGTTATTACCTCTAAATAACTTACTGCAGTGATTGAAATTGTATTAGGTAGTTTTCCAGGAATACTATTGTAAGATTGGTCGATATATTGATATATTTTCGTATTACTTATATTTATCGGCTGTATAGTTCCTTGAATAGAAATATATGCATTTTTTAATGAAGTGCAACCATCAAACTGGTTTATTGCTATACTACTAACATTATATGGTATTGTTATATAAGAAAGGTCTGTGCAATTGATCATTGTTGCAAGCCCAAGTGTTCTTACATTATCTCCCATTGCCAATGATTTTAATTTGTTGCAATTCTGAAACCCATTTTGTGAAATAGTTGTAAGTGAATTGGGTAAAGTAATCGATTGTAAAGATGTGCAATTTTGAAATGTATTTCTACCTATTACTTTTACACTATTTGGTATAGATACAGTTGTCAATTTAGAACAACTTCTGAAAACATTATCACTTACATCCGGAGAACCACTAGATAGTTGTGCTGAAATAAGACTAGAACAATCTCGGAATGCAGAATCTTCTAAATAATATACACTGTTTGGTATTACAACAGAAGTTAATCCAGTGCCTTGAAATGAATTATTATTTATTTTTTGAATACCAGAATTAAAAGTAACAGATTTGAGATTACTACACAGATTAAATGCATTAGCACCTATAGTTGTTACATTCGATGGTATTATTATATTTCGTATGGCTGAATCACGGAATGCTGATTTATCTATGTAAGTAACCCCACTTGGTATAGTGACATTCGTTAATGAGCTGCAATAACGAAACATATATTCTGTTATAATTGTAATCTGATTTGATAGAGAAACGGATGATAATTTTACGCATCCCTGAAACAAATATTGTCCTATTTCGTTAACTGTATTTGGTATAGTTGCAGATTCTAATTTTACACAATCCGAGAATGCATAGTCTTTTATTAAAACGACATTATTCGGAATTGATATACTTGTTAGGTTAGAACAACCTGCAAATGCATATAATCCTATAAATGAAATATGCATATAATCGCCAACGTTTCCAAATGTTACCGGATTGAGTGATATACAATTATTAAAAGTATAATCTCCTATATAAGAAACTAGTCTAGGTATTTTTATAGTCTGCAATGATTTACAATTTTGAAATGTTTCTTTACCTATAAAATACACAGTATCTGGTATTGTTATACTTGATAGCACGGTGCATCCTTTAAATGCAGCATCATTTATAGAATATAATGTGATTGGTAATATTACATTTGTTAATCCACTACAATCTTCAAATGTACCTATGCTTATAGAGTTTAAAGCCGATGGTAATATGATAGATGGTAGGTTTCTACATCCTTTGAATGCATAATTACCTATAAGATTAACTGCTTCAGATAAAGTAATGTTTGTTAATGACGTGCATTTTTGAAAGGCATATTCCCCTATAGTAGTTATATTATGATTTCCTATATTACTAAGTGGTATATATACTGTATTTAAATATGGATTTCCAGAGAAGTCGGTTGTTTCAATCTGGTTTATGAATGAATTACACTGATATACATAATTACTTCCGGAAATATCTACTCTAGAATATGGAATATTATTAAATGATGTATCTTGGCCATAATCATAATTGAATGTTACCCGAAAATAATCAGACGGGGTTTCATATAAAACACGAGTTATTAACGGATGATTGGTTGCACCATAATTATATGCCGCAAATGAATTAACTGGAACATTTCGGCTTGCATCCAAAACAAACACATTAAACTGATTCAATGAATCACAATCCAAGAATATATTGCTATTCATAGTCAAAACATTTGACGATACGGTTACTGATGTAATTGATGAACAGTTTTCAAATGCACCATATCCGATTGTTTTTATATTCGTAGGAATTGTTATAGATGTAAAACCAGTGCATGAATCAAACATATTATCGGTAATTGTGGTTGATCCACCTAATACAGGTAAGGTAGTTAATCCGCTACAGCCTTGAAATACATTTATTCCAAAATTGGTTATACTACTTGATATTGTTACACTTGATAGATTTGTGCAATTATAGAATGAATAATCTCCTATAGCGGATATTATACTAGGAATGGTTATGCTTACTAAAGTTGAATCATTATCAAAAATGCCCGATGTAATATCTGTAGGTGAATTAACTGTGCATGTATATGTATAATTTGGACTATAAGTATCTTTTGTAAATGTAAATGGACCAAGTATTACAGTTGATCCATAATTATTGTTGAATCTAGCGATTATATCCATTTGCGGTATAGTATAATATATATATAGTAATCGTATTTATAGTTAATCGTTAATGATTCCATATTTACGATAATATATTTTACAAAAGAATCTAAATAATATATCGTTTATATATATACTGGTATAATGTCTAAATTGTATATTATTCTTCTTTTAACAGTATTTTCGAAGGTATTTAGCGCGAGTATTATGGACCGTTTTCATCAGTGGATAGAAAAATTCCATTACCAATTCCGCGATGATACCCATTTTTATGATGTATATCGCAAATGGGCCGCAAATGATCGATTTATTGAAGTATCAAATGCACAAAACCTTACTTATACATTAGGTCATAACCAATTTTCTGGTATGAATACAGACGACTTCCGTAAATATTTGCTTTCTTTTGATAAGCCCGTTTTTCAAAACAACAATGTTCAAAATGATGTGTCAATCGCTCCTAAATCGGTGGATTGGGTTGCCGCCGGGGCAGTAACCCCAGTGAAAGACCAAGGACAATGTGGTTCTTGCTGGAGTTTTTCTACAACTGGTGCGTTAGAAGGAGCTTATTTTGTGAAATACGGAACACTACCATCTTTTTCGGAGCAACAATTAGTGGATTGTGATAATTTATCAAACGGTGGTCGCGACCATGGATGCAATGGGGGTCTTATGGACAATGCTTTTACATGGATTAAGAAAAATGGCGGTTTATGTTCGGAACAAGATTATCCGTATGTATCCGGAACTACTAAAACATCTGGTACCTGCAAAACCACTTGCAAAATAAATGGAAACAGTAAGGTTCAATCTTTTGTGGATGTAGCTCCCAATTCAGATGACGATATGATGATTGCGGTTGCAAAACAACCGGTATCGGTTGCAATTGAAGCAGATCAACCATCGTTTCAGTTGTATAAATCGGGTGTTTTTACAGGCACTTGTGGAACCAATTTAGATCACGGTGTGTTAGTGGTTGGATACGGAACAGAAGGAACATTGGATTATTATACAGTGAAAAACTCATGGGGTCCAACATGGGGGTCTGATGGATATATCAAATTGGGAAAAGGTTCAAGTTACAATAAGGGTGCAGGACAATGCGGTCTTCTAATGGAAGCGAGTTATCCCGTTCTATAATAGTATTTTTGTTAGGATATTATCCTACGAATATCTATGCTCGGGCGTTCTATCATAATCATTTAATTATAGTTGAATCAAATGATTATTCAGTATAACAGATTATTACTATTTAGTATGTTATATCTATACTACGTCATTAGAGTCTAGAGGTATACCACATACCAGACAAATAAGAGAATCCGTATTTTGGGGCTTTTGCCGGGTTTGCCGCACCCACAGATGGTGATGTGCTTGGTGATAAATTAGGTCCAGCCGAAACAATAGAATTGATTGTGAATACATTCAGAGCACTAGAATAGTAACGAAGATTTGACAAACTGCCATTAAACCCGCCCTTATCGCATACATAAACATCGTAGTAGTTTTGTTTAGGAACATTGTCTAATATAGCATGTGCACTAATAACACCATTTATATAGACATCTACGCTGTTATTTTGCAATCTCAACAATAGATGGAACCATTTTTTAAGAGGAATATTGTCTATATCAATCGTAGCGGGAGCATTTTGAACAACAGTATCCATTATAATACGAATGGTTGGACTCTCACTACTACTCAAATAGACACCGGGTCCATTTGTTAAAGTAGCAATTCCATTAGAACTATAACTAGGAACACCTTTGTGGAATATATGTTGATAATTTTGATTAGCTCCGGAAGATGTCACAGTGCCGGGGGTTTGTCCAACAGATGTAGTTCCTACACTATTTATAAATAGCCATACTGACCATGTGCACTCAATACCGGATGGTTGATTGTTTGAACGGTGTAAAGGAACCGAGTTTTCATCTTTGGGATCTTGAACAACACGTATAGCTGTACCTCCAGGTATTAATCCTAATATCAAATATGGATTTTCATTATCTCTAGAAAAATAACTGAATAAAAACATTCCTAAACGTAGCAATATATTGAACAAAATTACAACTAGAAATATAAATGCAATTCTAGCAATTATGCTATTTGATTGCAGAAACTCAGTACTAGCTTCGCCTAAATTGGCAGATGAAGCATATTCGCTCATATTTGAAGATACTGTATTTTTTAAATTAGACATAGAATCTGATACAGACGCATATGCATTTGAAGCAGAACCGGATAGATTTTGAAAAGTAGATTGTCCTTCACTCATATATATAATGTTATATATTACTAAACTAAATTATTTTATTGTAAAATGATTTATTTATTATAAATATTTGTATTCATTTTATGCATATATTTCATTTATAAAAATATGTTTGGGAGAACGCTGGAGCTCGGAACGAGCGTAGGTGTTCGATAATTATCCGGAGAATTATATTATCAAAGGATAATGCATATTATTGTCATATAAGAAGATGACAATATTTTTTATAAATCGATTACGTATACATACGATATATACCTGCGAATAGTGATGTTATTCTACGAAGATAAATACAGCTCTGACGTTCTCACAATTTGTGTTATAGAATTATTTGTATTGGTATTGTGCGATTTCTTTTGCGTCTTTGGTAACTACAAAGCTGAATCCGTAAGAAGGTCCAGTTGTAGCAGCGAAACCGTTTCCAGCCATGTAATCATTCCATGCCATTTGTGGATCCGTTGGTTTACTAATGCGAGTAAACTTTGTCAAGAACGCATCGAAGTTTCCATATTTGATGCTATAATCACCTGCCATATTTGGTAAATATTGCAATTGTTGAGATTTCACTAATTTACCGTCTAAATAACAATCTACGACGGGCCCTTCTACACTTACTACAATATACACCCATCTTTGAATAGGGAAATTATTCGTTATAGTAACGGTTTTTGTAGATGAAGTAGGAGCAGTAGTTAGAACATCGGCTTTCAATGTTGGACTAGTAGCATCTAAATACAATTTAAACTTTTTCACTGCACCAGGAGTTTCTGCATAAACGATTACTTTTTCATTGTTAGAAGACCATGTATTAACATATACCCACATATTATACGAAAATGATGTGGATGCTGGATTTGAAATATCTTTAGATGGGATCACGTCATTTGTCTTAAGTAAATCTAATACTGATTGTGATGCACTTTGTACATAATAGACTATATAAAACACTATAACTAAAATAACAATTATTACAAGTATGAGCGCTACGTTCATATTTTTATATATAGTGTCTAGAAATATTTATCAAGTACTTATTCAATAAAATCAACTGGTGGGTTTTTCAAATAATTAATGTTATATATTGTTGCAATTTGTTGCGCAGTTAAAATTGTCTTATTATAAGTAACATTACATATTGCACCGTTCAATCCTTTATCACTTCCTAAAAATACTGCATCCGCCGAAGAATAATCCGGAATATTATTTGTATAATAAAATGTTCTTTCTAAATTACCATTTATATACAAATCCACTTTTGAATTAAAATAGTTAAATGTAATCATATTCCATTTTTGATTAGCAATATTTACTTCATATTTAGAGTTATTATTTTTATCCGATACCATATTTCCATCATGTGTATTGGAAAAGTAAAATGAATACACATTTCTGTTCGGTAATCTTTTGTTTTCTGATGTATTTTTGTAAGTTATTCTAGGATGATTATTGTAATTGAATATATTTGTTTCATGTGCATACGCTGCGTCAGATGAAGGTTGTATGTTCAAAAATACCCACATGTTAATACAATAATTCCTTTTGTATGTTTCCCTGTTTTGTATAAACATTGATCTATCTCCCAATGGTTCAAATATAAAGTTTTCTATATTTCCTACATTATGTTCTTTATCTAAATATACTGGTTTGTTTTGTAATACAATGGCTGTCTTTTTTATAGACTTCTGAATCATTTTTGGTATATAAATATAACCTAATACCAGTAATAATTCTATTATGAGTAATATGAATACTATATTTGGTGTAATGCTATATTGTTGAAATAAATATTCTATTCCATCGCTTATCAAACAAGGAATATAAAATATGAAATTAGCAATAAATCCCTTCCAGCCTGTTAATGATTTTATATTTTCTGAAAATAAATTGTAGCCTATTGCTAAACCTACTACTATCATTAACAATATAAATATTCTTAAAACATTACTTATCATTCTTATTACATTCGGTGTAATATAAGATGAAAAATATGATAGCACTGCTATACCTAATAATGCTATACCTCCTACTAGAAATGGCATATAAGACGATTTCGAAAAATCAGGCAAACTAGAAAACAAACCAAAACATACTAATAATATAAACCCAATAAATAAAACATAAGAACTAGTATTATCCATTAATGCTTTTGGATCTCGTGTTGCATAATACATGATTATTGTCATTACAATTGGTAATAAAACTATCATTTTATTTTGTTTAATGCAGTCTAATAGTACGTTCAGTTTTGATTTTTTATCTTTTGTTTCTCCAAATAAATACAAGGCTTCTCCAATTTTAGATGCTATGATTTTTAAATCATACATATAAATCTTTATAAATATACCTACAACTATTATACATATTACAATAGCGGTCCAAACCCCTCCTATATTTTTTTTAGATGAATAATCTGTATTACTATTTTCTTCATACATAATAGATTCATTACTAGTATTTTGTTCTGACATACTTATATATTATCCTTCGATAATAAATTACCTCCGGATAATACTCAACACCTACGCTAGTTTCGAGCTCCGTCGTTCTCCTAATCTTCATAAAATATTCCACTAAATTGCTCAATCTATTATAGATTTTCCATTGCGGTTTTTTCGCCATGACAATCTCTACATAATGCAATCAAATTATCTACATGATTACTGCCGCCATATTCTAATCTAGTTTTGTGATCTACTTCAAACCACGCAGGTAATTGGCGCGCGCATTTACCACATCGCCAGTTTTGACTAGCCGCTACGAACTTTTTTTTGGTCTCACTCACTGACCGTTTTGTCCCTTTTTTACCCGATTGTGTAATACGTTCATACTGAGATAAGTGTGGTCGTATTTGAGGCATAGTGGTAACTGGATATCCTATATCCGCATTTTTAGCAAATGCGTTTTTAGAAGTAAAATCTAAAATAGGAGATATAACCATGGATGCATTTTTGTCTACTGGTAAGTATTTCAAATAATCATTTGATGCAGTGACAATTTGTTGTGCTCTCAACGGATTCTTACGAAATAACCAATATAACATAAACGCAGCAAATGCAATACCTGCCATTTGATAATATTTTTTCCAGGATAATAATTTTTTCATATACGCACCATCGCTATATACATTTGCCATTAAAAACGCAGCAATTCCAAATAAAACAATTTCAAATCTCATTCAAATAGTATATATTAATAATATAGATAAATCGCCAATATACATAGGATTATAAGTGCAAAATATAAATAATGTTTTTTCAAATTAAGTTTTTCTGCTAAATAGATGGGTTTGGATTTATAGTTTGATGAAAATGCTTCTTCTGATTCTTCAAAGGTGAGTTCTTCTTTACCCAGCATAACATTTATTTTGTTATGTATGAAATATCCCCATTTTATGAATGACGCGCGATTATCTAAATAGGGCGAAACCGGATATTTATCTAACATTTGACTAAATCTGTCTCCCATTTCGGAATTGGGTAAAAACAATGGTAGATTTTGTATAAAATCATAATATTTACGTTTTGTCATAGCATTCGGTATATTCGGATAAGAATGTGTAATAGAATGTATTACAAACCAATAATGAGGCCCCCAAACTAGTGAATCGTAAAACATCGCAATGTGAAACTATATAGAAACAATGGATTATAATACGATAGTTTCATCGAATAATGTATAGTTATGACATCTATTGTAACAATTGTGGTAAAAACGGTCATCATTTTTATCAGTGTAAAATCCCTATAACTAGTTTTGGTGTAATTGCATTTCGATTAAATCCCGATACTGCGAAATATGAGTTTTTAATGATAAGACGGAAAGATACTTTAGGATATATTGATTTTATGAGAGGAAAATATACATTGCACAATACCAACTATATTATGAACATGATGAAACAAATGACACTAGAAGAAAAGGACCGTTTGCGCAACAATTCTTTTTCCGAATTGTGGAAAAACTTATGGGGTAGCGAAACAATATCTAGTCAGTATAGAGCGGAAGAAACCAGTTCCAAAGAAAAATATAATGCATTGAAAGCGGGTGTCGTGATAAAATCTGACATACATACATTAAATAGTTTATTAGACAACAGTATGCAATTCAAACAATGGACGGAACCGGAATGGGGATTTCCAAAAGGTCGTAGAAATAGTCAGGAAAAAGATTACGATTGTGCAATACGTGAGTTTTCAGAAGAAACTGGATACTCCCCGTCTATTTTGAATAATATACACAATATTTTACCGTTTGAAGAAAACTTTTCAGGGTCTAATTATAAATCATACAAACATAAGTATTATTTGATGAATGTATCCTATTTAGATAGTTTACAACCCACGGTATTTGAAAACACAGAGGTTAGTAGTATCGCATGGAAAAATATAGGAGATGCCATTTCTTGTATGAGACCTTACAATTTAGAAAAAATAACAATGATTTCGAAAATACATACATGTTTAATGACAAATGTTTTTCATTTTACGTAATCGTCGGAATGATTGTGAGAACGCCGGAGCTCGGAACGGGCGTAGGTTTTCGATTATTATCCGGAGAATTATACTATTAGTTATTTTGCCTGATTTTATGTATATACTATATAGTAATAATATATACAAATGCAACAAGAAGAACCTATTAAAACAATAAAGGTGCGTAAAATAAAAAAGTCAAATACTGACACAACAACAACTGCAATAAATCCTGTTATACAACAAACGCCTGCGCCTGAACCTGAGCCAGCGCCTTCATTGTCTCTCAATTTCCAATCACTTATTTCACCAGCAAATATTGTTATGCCTCAAAATATATTACCCGATGACAATCCTCCGCCACCTACGCCCGACCCCACTAATGCGAGAACGCCCGAGCTCGGAACGAGCGTAGGTGTTCGAGGATTATCCGGAGATAATTTATTATTGAAGGATAATACAACTACTGGTGATATATTACCACTCGCTACGAAACCCGGGCCGTCTATCAAACTTAAACCCAAAACACCAAAACTACAACCAATACTGGAAGAAAATGATGAAAAGGTTAAAAAATCGAGGGCACCACGTAGAACGAAAAAGCAAATGGAAATAGATAATGCTCTTAAAGCGGAACAACCGAAAGCAAAACGCGGACGAAAAACTGTCAAAAACCAAGCCGACATACCAAAACAACCGGTTGCGAAAGGTGTACTACCATCGAAGCAAGATCAACCGAAAGAACTAAGTGAAACGAAAAAAGAAGAAGGAGAAGAAACAAAACAAAACAACGAGTTATTGCAAAAAGAACGTGCCGAATATGAAGAATATGCGAGAACCCCCACAGATGAATATGATTTTTTATATCCACATTTAAATGATCCCAATTTTATTGTTAAATTATCTAGACACAAAGAGTTTTATGATACCCAATATGATGGTGAAATACATCCTATCGAAAAACAAGCCGAAATATTGTGTAATACTCCATTTGAACTCACACCTCATCAGTTATTTGTCAAAAACTTTTTATCTATGCAAACCCCCTACAATAGTCTATTGCTATATCATGGGTTGGGTTCGGGGAAAACATGCAGTTCTATTGGTATAGCAGAAGAAATGCGTTCTTATATGAAACAGTTGAATATAACCAAACGTATATTAGTTATAGCGTCACCAAATGTTCAGGCCAATTTCCGATTACAACTATTTGACGAAACCAAACTGGAATATATTCAAGGACGCACTCCAGATGATGGTATATGGAATATCAATTCGTGTGTAGGCAATTCATTAATAAAAGAAATAAACCCTACTAATTTGAAAGGATTATCGCGAGAAAAAGTAATATCATCTATTAAACGTATTATAAACGGGTCTTATTTGTTTATGGGATATATCCAGTTATCCAATTATATATTCAACGCCGTCAAAAAAAGTGCAAATATAGAGAACTTGACATCATTACAACGCAAAGCCCTCTTAAAAAAACATATACGCGAACTGTTTGATAACCGGCTTATTATTATTGACGAAGTCCATAATATACGTATTTCGGATGATAACAAAGAACGCAAAAAAACCGCGGTTCTCTTAATGAAAGTGGCTAAATATTCTCAAAATATGCGACTATTACTTCTTTCCGCAACTCCTATGTTTAATTCTTATCAAGAAATCATATGGCTTACCAATTTGATGAATATAAATGATAAACGAGCAACTATTAAAACGTCTGAGGTATTCAATGGCGATGGTAGTTGGACAAAACCGAAAAAACTGGCAAACGGAACAATGACGGAAGATGGAAAATCATTGCTTATACGCAAACTAACCGGATATATTTCGTATGTCCGGGGTGAAAACCCATACACATTTCCTTATCGCATATACCCTTCCCAATTTGCACAAAATGCCAATATTCTCCTAAATAACCCATATCCATCATTACAAATGAATGGTTCTCCTATTTCAGAAGAAGACCGTATTAAATATATCGATGTATTTTCTACTAAATTACGTCCGGATTCTGTGCAATATAAAGGATATAAACGGATTTTGGAAGAAATGTATGCAAAACCGACTGAACAATATACTATGACCGGTCAAATGAGACAAATGCCCGCCTTTGAGGATATGGAATCATTTGGATATACATCTTTGCAATTATTAATTGAATCGCTAAATATTGTATATCCAAATCCATTATTGGAACAACGTCCATCCGACAGTCCATCATCACAATCGGAGGAAGATTTTGAAATAGCAAAATCATTGGTAGGCGAAGCCGGTTTGAGAAATACAATGAACTATGTCCGTGAAACAAAGGATATGATGCAATTAAAATACAAGTTCTCTTATAAACCAGAAATAAAAGAGCCGATTTTCAGTCCCAAACACATTTCAAAATATAGTGCTAAAATACACGAAATATGTAATTGTATTCGCGCTGGAAATGGTATTATTATGATTTATTCCCAGTATATTGATGCAGGATTAGTCCCTATGGCTCTAGCATTGGAAGAAATGGGGTTCTCACGATATGGTTCCACGCCGAATACCCCCAATTTATTCGCAACGCCACCCTCCGACCAAGTAGACTACAAAATGAAACCCAAATCCAAAGACACGCCATTCCATCCTGCCAAATATGTTATGATAACTGGTGATAAGGCGTTTTCTCACAACAATGCAAATGACATAAAAGTATTAACTAGTGTAGATAACAAAGACGGTAAAATCGTAAAGGTCATATTACTATCCAGGGCAGGTGCAGAAGGATTGGACTTCAAAAATATTCGGCAAGTGCATATCATGGAGCCATGGTATAATATGAATCGGGTGGAGCAAATTATTGGACGAGCAGTGCGTAATTTGAGCCATTGTAAATTGGATTTCAAAAAACGAAATGTAGAAATCTATTTACACGGAACTGTATTGCCAGAAACGGAAGAATCTATATCAGAAGAAAGTGCCGATTTATACGTATATCGGTATGCGGAGAAAAAAGCAATTCAAATTGGCGAAGTTACCCGTTTGTTAAAAACGATAGCCGTAGATTGTATATTGAATATTGGACAAACAAACTTTTCCGTTCAAAAACTTTTGACAAATGCGGCCAATCAAAATATAACTATCCAGTTGTCTAGATATAAACAAGAAATACCATATCAAATTGGCGATAAACCATTTAGCGAAATGTGTGATTATATGAAAAATTGCGAGTTTGTATGTTCTCCTATGGCTGACATAAAATCTCAAGATGTAAGAAAAGAAAATTATAACAACACATTTGCCCAAACAAATCAAGACCGCATTATAAAACGCATACGTGAATTATTCCGAGAAAAAATGCCGAATGTGGATGGATTTATGCCATACTTGAACCATGCATATTACGAAAGAGAACATCTTATTAATGCAATAACTATAGTGAAACAATATCCTATTGAACAAATATATAGTGCTCTTTCTGCATTAATCAACAACAAAAATGAGTATTTAATAGATGCATATGGGAGAACCGGGAGATTGATAGATAAATATGATAAAAAAACCGATACGGCATATTATGTATTTCAACCGATTGAAATAACGGACGAAAATGCATCTATATACGAACGAACCGCGCCTATTGAATATAAACGCAATAATATAACGTTAGAAATAGATAACACAAAACGGACATTTAAACCGAATAAACAACCAGTTGCTGAAAAAGAACCGGCAACAAAGGATACAATGGTAGAAATAGAGAACCCGCCAGTTTTGGAACTGGCTATTGGCGAAAAAGCTGCGCAACCCGGGGCTTCGCCCAAGTTCTCCGAAATTATGCGCAATTTAGACATATGTTTTGATGGAATAAATACTGGTGACCCAAAAACAACGAAACTGGGATTTTTGCATACTACAACACTGAAAAGGGGTGAAGATGATTGGTATGAACATGCCGGTATGATTTATCATTATTCTAAACCAGAGAACAAGTATATAGAAATCGTAAAAACCAGTGAAGAAGGTGAAGGAAATGCGAAAAAAACGGATGTCAAACATGTGGAACGTAATCTACCTATACAACAAATCAGAACCCAATTTGGTCTTACAGATGAACTCTTTGCAAAATACATCATATTACATTTTATAGATTCACTAGTATATAACGACAAATTGGAAATTATACGACATTTTTATACATATAATAATAAACCGAGTTCTCCAAGAGAACAAATCATATTCGAATATTTAGAAACCAAAATAGTAAGATCGGGTGATGAAATGGGTATTGTTACTATAAAGGATGATACACTAATAATGATTATGCAAAATAGTGAGAATGGAGATTGGATAGAAGCCGACCAAGAAGATTATTCATTGATGGCAGGAGAACTTCGTAGATTTCAATACGAAAGAACACCTGAAAACATGTTCTCTTTAATAGGATTTATAACACCCTTTGTGTCAAAGAAATCAAATGAACGTGAAATGGTTTTTAAAGTAAAAGATATGACGGAAAAACGTAATAATATAGGTGCAAGAATAGATGATGCCGGTAAAAATAGAGTTACTAAATATCTGAATGTATTGGTTGGTTCTCCTACTGAAAACCCTATATATACAGATAAAAGCACGACATTTATCAATCAATTGGGAATATGTATTGTAATAGAAATGCTTATGAGATTATTTACTGACCAAAAGCGAGACAATAAATATTATTATTTTACTCCAGAGGAAGCAATACTCAGTGATATCATCAAAAAATCCTTTTCTACATAGAAAATTGAATGAGATATATTTTTATAAGAATGACATAAATATATCAGTATTATTATATTACAATGGCAACAAAGAACCCTCATTCCGAGCAAAAATTATATGGCGTTTATATCAAGTCTCTATTGACTACAAAAGTCGTATTATCTATTAGCGAAATTGGGCAAAATATAAAACAAAACTTGGAGAAAAAAATTGCAGCAAAAGTGGAAGGTAAATGTGGTATAGAAGGATATATACAACCCAAATCGGTTTCTGTAAAAACCTATTCCAATGGCTTAGTAAATACCGGGTCTGTAGAGTTCCAGGTTGTATTTGAATGTATGGTTTGTCGTCCAGTAGAAGGTATGTTGATTGAATGTGTCGCTAAAACAATCACAAAAGCCGGCATTCATGCCGAAGTAATCGGAAAACACGGGGAAATACCAATAACCGCACATATTGCACGAGATCATAATTATAATGACCTTCGGTTCAACAATGTCAAGGAAAAAGATGTTATACGTGTAAATGTTATAGGCGTTCGGTTTGAACTGAACGACCCATGTATTGATGTTATTGGGAAAGTAGTGGAAAAGCGCGATGCTCCGGCTAAAAAACAACCTCTCAAAATCGGCGGAGACTATTTAGAAGAAATGATTGATGATGGTGATATATCTACCGACGATGAACAATAAATGCTAAATACTATACGATAGATACGATATAAATAAATATACGATAAATGATATAGACATATGAATAATTTATTACTAAATGATAATGTATAAGTTGGAAGATTTGAAGTCGAAAATTGAACAATTAAATAAACAACATCATATAGAGATTTTAAAAATACTGAAAAAAAATAACACTGTCACTCTAAATGAAAACAAAAGTGGAGTATATGTGAATATATCACTTTTGCCACAACAGTCAGTAACCGATATTTTTAATTATGTTAATTATATAGAACAGCAAGAAGCTACATTGTCGTCCCTCGAAACCCAAAAACTGGACTTCAAAAATACATTTTTTAATGAAAAAGAAGATAAAGAATAAGCTATATACATATATACCCACTATACGCTTATAATCGCAATCACAATGTCTTCTAGTTTATATCAAACTTTTTATCCATATAACAAGTTTGATGATGTAAAATCGATATGTCAGTTGGAAAAATGGATGCTCGTAAAAGATGTATTAGCCCAGCTATATGCGAGAACGCCGGATAGCGGGACGAGCGTTGGTGTTCGGGTATTATCCGAAGATAATGGGACATCGGAGAACAATGCAAAAACATCACCTATAAGTGTGCAAATCAAGCAACCCATACAGTTTATTATTCCAGATAAAATGGATACACTATTTTGGTGTTTGTATATATCCTATTATGGAGAGGACAAATATTTAGCAATAGGAAACAAATATGGGAATGCTGAAATCGCGGAAAGACAAAAAATTATGGAGTTTTTGAAGTCAAACAAAAATGCGCTAAAGAATCTGAACCGGAAAATAACGATAGGGGCTACGCAAGAAATTATGTCGGATTTGATGACCAATATGAAAACGTCATTATTGTCATTGGTTGCATTTTCGGTATATTACAAAAAAAACATATTATTGCTAAATACTTGCAACAAAACATTTTTAAAATATACATACGATGTTCTCGAAGAACCACGAAAATGGATTGTAATAAAATATATGGAAAACAAAAAATACGGATTCTTTTCAGAAGAAATGGATGATATAACCACTATTATTGCAGACTATATATATATTGAATATCCGGACAAACCAATGAAGGGTATATCTACATACAAAATAGGAGAACTAGCTACCATTGCGTCTAAAATACCGGAATTGGCTAAAGAACCGAAATTGTCAAAACAAGAGTTATATGGGAGAATATGGCAATGTTTATTGTGGAAATAAGACATTTACATCTGGACGTATGGACTGATGCCCCGGGGCATTATAGTCCATATATACAGTGTATATGCTGAACTATGGGATTTTGTCCCATACGTCCAGACATCAAAATAGGATGATATATAGGGTAAAATCAAAACAGAATTATACAAAATTGAAAGAAACATATAGAAATAATATGTAAAAATATTATATAAAACATTACTATGGAAACATTAATAAAATCTAAGAAACGGGCTACTGGGAAAACTATTACCGAAGCACTTGACGCATATAAAAATAAGGCTACCGCAGTTAAATCCCCTAAAGAACTAGAATCTGGCGAAATAAACGAAACTTCTTTGGAAAAGGAACGTGCTATGGCCGAAGCGAATGTTATATCCGCTACTGATGAAAAACCTCATTCGGTTGATAGCTCAAAAGCATTTGAGGAAATGGTTTCCTTTTATTTAGCAAGTAATCCTATATCTTCTGTTGGCGGAAAAATAAATGAATTGGAGATTGCATTTGGAACGAATCCAAAAAAAGGTCGCCCTATTTCTAAAATCGACTATGATAATGTAGTCAAACAGTTTCTAGCAGCCGGATTTATTACATATGACACGGAAGGTCTTTACATGTTGCGTATGAATAATGAATATTATGATGTGCGCGCGAAAAAAACCAAAACGTCCAACATTCGTGCAGAACTTATTGGTATCGATTTGATACAAGAATATTGCAAAACCAACAATCTACAAAAATTAATAGACAGCCCACAGGTCATATTTTCAGCAGACAAAAAAATCAAGTTTACACAAAAAACCCTTGCGCAAAAAAATGAAAAAGCATTGTTTCCGGTTGATTTTGAAGATTTCAATTTTCGTTGCTCTTACAAAAAGGAGCAAGACTATTCAAAAGATTCCAATATAGGTAAAAGCATTCTGCGCGAATGGACAAATCAGAAAAAAATATTCCGCTATATGAATCGTGTGAGATTTGAACATGAGGATTTGCCATTTTACTTGGATATCAGTATTATTCGGTCTTCTAGAAAATCTGGAAAAGTCCCAATCCCGCAATATACAATGCAGGATGCCGGCGTATTTGACAATCAAGAATCATATGAAATAGAATTGGAGGTAGATAACCGAAAAGTCGGTGTAGGAACTACATATGATACAGCTCCTAAATTGATGGAAGCATTGAAAAGGGGTATTCGCCTTGTATTGAGTGGAATACAAGGGACCAATTACCCGATTGCCTATTCGGAAAAAGACAAAATACTTCTTGAATACATGCAACTATTACACGGTCCCGATTTTGAAATGCGACGCATTCGGTCGAATGACTTCTGCGGGCCTTCCTCTGTGACATTGCAAATAAAAAATATAATGGATAATGCAGACACTTCCATTCCAAATATTTTGAAGAACTATTGTGTAACAGACAAGGCTGATGGGTCGCGTAGTTTGCTCTATGTAGCTGGAAATGGACGTATATATCTCATTGACACTAATATGAACGTTATGTTTACTGGCGCTTACACCGAAGAAAAAACAGTATTGAATACGTTGTTGGATGGAGAACATATAAAATACAACAAAAAAGGTGATTATATCAATTTGTTTGCAGCATTTGATATTTACTATTTACAAGGTAAAAGTGTCCGCGAATATGCATTTGAGGAAAGGTTTGATACAGAAGAGGAGGAAGAATCATCGCCACCAGAAAAACATTTCCGCAGATTATTGTTAGTACAGGCAACCGCATTCATGAAACCAAAATCCATTGTAAAATCCGCCACTACAGGAAAACCTACTGACAATTGCAGTTTCAAAATAAAATGCAAACAGTTTCAAGTAGCCAACCCGAACTATTCTATATTCAGAGGGTGTTCTACGATTTTGTCTGATATTGATCAAGGGATATATGAATACAATACAGATGGGCTTATATTTACGCCTATTCATACTGGTGTAGCAAGTAACTCGGTGGGTGTTGCCGGAAGTCTCAATAAACCATTATGGGAACTATCATTCAAATGGAAACCAGCCGACTTCAATACTATCGATTTCCTAGTTCGCGTGAAAAAAGACAAAAATGGACAGGACGAAGTGCACAATATTTTCCAACAAGGCAAAAACTTGGTCAATATTGATTCCATAAAGCAATACAAAACACTCATTTTATGTTGCGGGTTTGATAAGGAAAGACATCGGTTTATCAATCCATTCGAATCTATGTTATCCGATAATTTGCCAAATGTGAAATACGACAATGAAGATAAATACACCCCGGTTCCATTTCGTCCTACAAAACCATATGACGAAAATGCATGCTATTGTAATGTGGAACTAAAAGCTGGCGAAATGCATACAGAAGAAAACGAAGTATTTGGAGAACATATGATTGTAGAGTTCAAATATGACATTCAACTTTCAGGGGCATGGAAATGGATTCCATTACGTGTTCGATATGACAAAACCGCGGAATTGCAAAACGGCATTCCCAACTATGGAAATGCATATCACGTTGCCAATGATAACTGGCATTCTATACATGACCCTATAACAAAAACGATGATTATGACTGGAAATGGAATACCAGAATCAACGGATGATGACGGTGTATATTACAATCGCGAGAGTGGGGAGTTTAATACAGATGGATTACGCGATTTCCACAATCTATATGTGAAAAAGAAGCTTATATTAGGCGTATCACAACGAAAACAAACGCTTATAGACTATGCCGTTGGAAAAGCGGGTGATTTGCCTAAATGGATCCGAGCCCATTTAGGATTTGTATTTGGCATCGACAAGTCTAATTCCAATATATTCGACCCAATGGATGGAGCTTGTGCTCGTTATATCAAATCCGCTAATGAACATTCGAGAGATTTTCCGAAAGCCCTTTTCTTGGAAGGCAACAGCGGGAACAATATACGTTCGGGTAAAGCATTCAAAACGGAAAAAGAAAAACAAATCGCCAGAGCTATATTTGGAAATGGACCAAAAGACCGCCAGGTTCTGAAAGAAGCCGTATACAAACAATACGGAGTTGCCCATGAAGGATTCAACATTTCATCGTGTCAGTTTGCCCTTCATTATTTCTTTGAAAATAATGTGATATTTCACG